TACATGAGACTTCTCATGGTCTTTCTCAATACCATATACATTCCAGAACTTAACTGTCAATCCTTTGAGTGACTTAGTGTATAGTTCTCCTACAGTTTTAAGAATACCATAGGGTGAGTAACTCATGTTTGCCATCTGTGAAGATGCAAAGATAAATCTCTTATGATGCTTCTCCAACAAACCAAATACATTCGCCATCAGACGAGTGTTGTTATTGATAAAGTCAAAGGTATGTTGATACTTCTTCAGGTATCGTGATCCACCCACATCAAATGCAAGAAAGAATACGAAGTCTGATTCTTTTACATAATGTTCAAGAGATAGATTTGGAATCAGAGTTAGATCCTGTTCTGGACCATTTGTGATGTCGAAATCAAAAACTTCGTGACCCTTTTTACGAAGATAGTCAGACAGGTATGCACCTATCTGACCACCAGAACCTAGATTAAGAATTTTCATTGATACTTTTTAAGATAACTTTGGACCGAGTAATACTCTATGAGTTCTTCTTTAGTCAGTTTTTGAATCTTATCCCATTCAGACATATTAGAATTCATGTGAGGATTAGAAAACCAAGAATTCTCACCGCGAGAATGTTCGAGATGGTATATGTAGTCAGATATACGTCCTACACTATAACCTAGTTTTGTGAATCTGTAAAACCTTTCCTTGTCTTCTGGTGCATAGGCTTTAAAGTTTTCATTCTCCATACCACCTTTGATATAAACATCACGGTTGAAGAACTGTACATGTCCATACTGTGCATCGTGAACTTTAGAATGTGATTTCAGATACTCATAGTCATTTGTCTCTAGGAAATGTGAAACAACGTTGTCTGATCGTTCCACTTGATACTGATAGTTACCAGATGCATAAGGATATACAACATCGTAGATACCATCAAGAATACCAGTGTATGCTAGTTCGTATGATTCCAGAGGAAGAATTGCATCACAGTCATAGTTCACAACTATCTTTGTATCAGCTTCCATAATCATCTCATTGAGAACTCTTTGTCTATGAAACAAAGGAGCATCACTCTTCTCAAAGATGTGATTGATATTGACATCTACATCCAAGATACTTTTAAGAATTGGAAGAGCATCTCTTTCAAATACAGATTCACTATCAACTTCTTTGATGATAATGTTTGTATCAAAGTTCTCTAACAGAAATGCAGTAGTAGTAATAACATTCCTTAACCTATCTGGAGATTCAATTCTGATAGGAATAATAAATGTGGCTTGTGATAGGTCAATCATAGTTGTGTTTTGATCCAATCAAGAATGTTTACTTTTGGTTTCCAGGTAAGTTCTGTTCTAGCCTTACGAATATCTGCAAGTGTCTCTTTCATCTCACCAGGTTTACCAGATAAGAAAACCTGATCATCAGAGATGGCATCTGCAATCTCTTTAATACTCCAGTTCTCACCATACCCAATGTTGTAGACCTCACCCCAGTTATCAAGTTCCATAAAACTAATCAGTGCATTGGCATTGACTACATCAGATACATGAATAAAGTCACGACGTTGTGTACCATCACCGAAGATAGTAATGGGTTGTCCCTCTCTGGTCATCTTCAGAAACTTACTTACTGCAGGAGCATAAGTTCCTACATGTCTTGCCCTCTCACCATACACATTAGTATATCTAAATGCTACAGTCTTCATACCATGGAGACCATGATATGACTTGACCAGTTGTTCACCAGCAAGTTTACCAATAGCATAAGGATTGAGAGGGTCTTCTCTCATCACTTCAGTGTTTGGAATGGGGTTCTTGTTACCATAACATGCAGATGTGGAAGAGTAGATAAACTTCTCTACACCACACTGTCTGGCGGCCTCAAGTACATTGGCTGTACCCATAACCTGTGTTTCCATTGTGTCAAGTGGGAAGTCAATCGATGCCTGAACACTTGCCTTAGCTGCAAGGTGATAGACATAATCAACTCCTCTAAACTTATCAGCAATATGATAAAAATTTCTAATGTCTACAGGGTAGTTTGTTGCACCAGTGTTCCAATGATAATCATCGTGACCTTCAGATGATTCATTATCAAGAACGATCACATTGTGACCCATTGATAATAGTTTGTCCACCAGGTGACTACCGATAAATCCAGCACCACCTGTAACAAGGGAGGTTTTCATAGTTTCTCAAAAATCCTATTCTTAAATGATTCCTCTACATTGTATGGTTCGGGAATAATAACCTTGGGTTTGGTATCTCCTAACCACCACGCAACCTCAGCAAACGTTGAGGCATATGTACCGACAATAGTATCACATCTAGACAGAAGCATCAAGTCAATGAATGCATCTACTGTGTCTTGCATGGACTTATTATGTCCAGACTCTGCCATGTGTGGATGATTATATTTCTTCTGAGAATGAGTGATGATACGATTACCATACTTATTCTTGAAGTGATTTAATACATCTTTATTGTCACCACAAAGAAAGATCCTTCTGTCTTTGTCGAAAGTATCTATAACACTTTCAAACAGTTCGTTACTATGATACTTATGTCTGTCACAATACCACGATCTGATATGTAAACCAACTACATTATTCCAACCTTCAGTAAAGTCATTGACATAATCTACGATATCTTGTCTAGGTTGTAAGTAACTAAACGCTTTCTTATACTGTTCAACAAAATACTCTGGAGTGTCTTCATACAGAAGATCGATGTACTTATATTCTCCTCGTTTACTATCCTCACCAGGGAGAATTGGAAGTCTCCAATGATCGTAACAAGGATATGTAGTGAGTTCATCCTCCGTTGCAAGTCTTAGATTGTCAAAAATATATGCATCTGCATCATTTACTGTCAGTGCTTGTTTGAATGTTCTCAGAATACCTGCATAGTTCTTAATTCTATTTGCAAGGCCGGGTGAACCATCGTGAATTGCAATTTCAATCATGCCTCAATTACCTCCCATGAATCAGGGTATAAGTCTTCTGTACTAATATGTTGTAAACCAGGACCGTACCATGGAGTTGGTGCAATCACTCTCTTGGTTGAATTCTGTGACAGGTATGCACCCCACCAACTGAACGTACTATTGGATGTGATAAAGTCTGAACACTTTGAAATCAAACATAGATCAAAGTGAGACTTTTCTACCTTAGTTGTAACGTCATTGAAGTAGAAGTTATCACCTTTGAACACTTCTTGTTCCTTACATAAGTCAAGATTGTTTGAACAGATAATATAAGTTCTGTCCTTACCTAACATCTCAATACCACGTTCAAAATATTCCCATGGTAGATTACGATGATTGTTATGACTACCAGGATAATCAAAGTGATCGTTATACTCTCTCACACAGATAGAGACAGGGTTTGTACTTAGAATATCACCATAGACATAATCCACTTCATTAATAATATCTTCTTTGAATCTAAAGTCCCACTTCAATAATCGTTGTGCATCTTTAAAATACTTTTCTGTTTGAAAGTATCCACTCAGATGAATGTGATTAGGACACTCATTGAAAAGGTCTTCTGCAAATGTATGAGACTCATGAAGAACACACTCAGGTCCGTCAATAAGACCATAACGGTTACCACAATGAAGCATTTCAAAACATTTACTGAGTTCCTGGTCTTCTGGGATTCTAAAGTCATAACCTTTATTCTTTGCAATACCTACAAGTCCAGCATATTGGAATAGTTGATTACCAATTCTTCCATTATTACCAAGGTTGTTCATTCCAATAGTCATAATTCAATCTCCTTGTTTTGTTCTGCCAGTGTTGTGTCTATAGTATCTCCTACATCTAATGAATAGAAGGTATGCCAACCTCTTGCATTGGCTGCGTACCAGTTATTCAATGCACCTCTTGTCATCTTAATCTTTTCCCAGAACTCTCTTGATTGAATCTGGTAATGATTGTTTAGTATCTCAGGGTCATCTGGTCTACCAACAAATGATAGGTTGATGTTAGGTCCACTAGTGAATATCTTATGAATATTAAAAGATTGTACACCAAATCTAGTGTTTGCAATCTGTTTAGGTGCCCAGAGATTAAACCATTCAGGTTCTTCTTGTCCTGCACCAGCACATCTGGATCGATGGGTCATCCATACCCTGTCTCCAAATTCAGCACGACTAGTAAAATTCTTAACCAGACCACCATCAGGGTGATAAATATGATCGTTACTATTAAACCATACCCAGTTGGTTTCAACGGTACCGTACTCTTCGTAGTTCCTTAAGACTTCTTTTAAGTCTACTGTCTTAGGACTATATAGAAATTCGTCTAGATCGATTTGTGCAATCCATTGAGTTTTATTACAGATAGGTAAGAAGAACCGATTGTTTACATCAGTCTGTCTACCGGTATACTTTTCTGTGATATTATTTTGGAAGAGAGTAACAAATCCTTCACGAATAAACGGTTCAAGTATAGGCATATACTCATCATCACTGAAGTCGTTAACCAGATAGATGTGATCAACCCCGTGATACCTATAATGTAAAACCCACTCCTTAAGATTCCAGCTTTCATTTTTGAAAACAGATGCGATTGATAGGTAATGTTTCATAATATAATACCGTGTTTCTCTCTACAATACACAAATTCTTTTTGTACATCCTCGTCACTAGTCGTGGATGACAAAGCGTCGTTATTTACACGTTGAGTAATCATACAATCGTTCAAGTAAATACAATCACCATACTTAGACCTCAATGAATAGTAGAAGTCTACATCCATCAACATACAGGTGTTAGGATCCCATCGGATGTGCATGTTATTATTCTTATACGATAACACAGAGACACCACTCATGGTATTATTACCTCTGGACCGTAACATATTGTCATTCCACCGGGGTATGATATAGGTATCAAATGTTTTACCATCATCTCTAGTATGATTAGTACCACATACCAACCACATCTTGTCCGAGTTCATTAATGTATTATAAGTTTTCTCTAACGCATCATTAGTAAAGAAGTAGTCGTCCATATACATCATCTTAACAACCTTACCTCTGGCAAAGTCCATTCCAACATTCTTATTGGATGCTGCATTACCTCTATCTACTTCATTTCTATAGTGAAGGATGTTAAGATCAAATATATTATCATGACAGAACTCTTCAATGTCAGTGTTGACACTGTGGTCTGGAATGATAACTTCTACTTCCTTGATTGTTTGTTGTGAGATAGTTCTAAGTATATCAGAAAGGTATCTGACACCCTTACCACCATACTCATAGCAAGGGATAACTACTGATACCTTTATTTCCATACCTTCACACCAGCACTGATACCATCTTCAATGATTTCGAAGTTGTATCCGTGTTTGGTAATCCACTCTCTGAATGCTTTACGTTCATGATGATCATAGTCAGGTTCGTGACCATGCCAATCATCAAAACGGAAATAAAGTTTATCCCACTCACACTTATCAATGAACTTGAATGCTGATACTGTAGGTTCGTAGATGTCTAGGTCAATATGAATTGCACCGACCTTACCAATACCAAAATCAGATGGTTCTTTCTCTACCATATCATGAACATCTTCAACAAAGATTTTGATATTAGGTGAGACAGAACACTTTCTCTTAACATCTTCTACAGTTTTGGGGATCCAAGTATACTGTGGGTCACCAATACGGAATGCACCTTCTGCCCAACCAGCATATGATGGTGTTGGTTGTTGTGTGACTTCCAGACCTTTGAAGTGATCGAAACCAAAGACTTTACGTGATGGGTTCTTCTGTCCAATAGGGAGGAGTGTACCACCACTACAGACACCGAACTCTAGAATATCTCCTTCTCCTCCAAACTCATCCACATTTTCTGCAAAGGTAATGTGATTGAGAGTGTATGCTGCTGTGTTATTGTTAGTTCTTTTTGGACCTTCAGGGAACACATTGTCTACCTCCACAAAGGAAGGAGCATTATAAACAAATGACATAGTAATAACAAATCTGTAGTATTTATCGGGGGTTATAACCCTCCACGGTGACACCAGGTGGAAGATTATTGTGGAACCCAAAGGGAATTATACCTTGGTTCTCAGGGACAGGGGACTCATATGAAAAGTATTTTGCTACCTCTACTGGAGCTATTTTACATCCATTCATCTCAAAAAGGTGTTTGTTGTGGACACATATATTACCGTCCTCATTCGTGTTGTTACCACCAAACATCTTATAGAAGTCCTGTGCAACGTCTGCGACTCTGAATGGTATCCATTGTGTTTGTGGAACTTTTAAAAGTTTCTTTGATCTCAATGAGAACCCACCATTACCTACTCTTTGATGTTCTCCATAGGGAGTGATGTATGCTCTTTCTCTGATTGGCCATGGTGCTCCGATGTAGTCATACGAGAAAAACTCTTCCCTCCAAGCATCAGGATTAATAATAAAAGCATGATCCTGGACGAGGAGGCAAAACTCTGTATTAATGTGTTTGTGAAGGTGGTAAAGAATGTAGTAATTGTATTCATCGATATTGGTAAGAGGTTTGACTTGTTCTTGTACTAAAATACCATCAGACACACATTCGTCCTTGTATTTGTTGACATAGTTGGGGGTGGTAACTAACTTAACCTCCCCAAAGTTTGCTACGTTCTTACAAGTGTGAAGTGCATTGATGGTTTCTTCTATTCGATTTGTATTGTCAATCGCAAAGCATGTAACTCTGGATAGATCAAGCATTTTTAAAGTCCTCTACTACCTGTTCAATATAGTCTATCATATCATCAGTAATAACTGGTGAACAACCCAAGAAGAATACTGTGTTCAATACCTTATTGGCTTCAGGATACTTCATTGCATCATCAAGATGTGAGTAACCAGGATGAAGAAGAATGTTACCTGCAAAGTAATTACGTGTCTGAACTTTGTTCTTCTCAAAATGAGCAACAAGAGAGTGTTTTAGTTTCTTATCATTACATACAATAGGAACACCAAACCAACTTGTCTCACTGTCATCACGTTCATTGACAACACGACAACCATCGATGGTCTCGATGATATTTTGAATACGTTCTTTGTTCTTCCTTCTCAATCTATGAATTTCATCAAACTTTAGAAGTTGAACTGAACCAACTGCACCCTGCATGTCAAGTGGTTTCAAGTTGTAGCCCATCTGTGAGAACACATACTTGTGGTCAACAATGTCTTCGTAACCATCTAACCAAGCATCAAAACGACGGCCACAGACACCGTTAGAGAGTAGGTTCTGTTGTCCTACACAATAACATCCACGACCCCACCAAGCAAAACTACGAGCCAAGTCTACGATAGCCTTGACATTAGATGACACCATACCACCTTCAATAGTACAGATATGGTGTGCAGGATAGAAAGAACATGATGCAGCAACTGCATGTTTAGTAAGATAGTCACCCTTATATCTACTCCCAAGACTATCACAGTTGTCTGCAATGATATGAATATCTTTACTCTTACAAAGTTCTACCAACCTATCCATGTCATACGCATTACCTAGAACAGGTGAAGAGAATACTGCACGAGTTCTTTCAGTAATCTTTTCTTCTACCTGATCCATGTTCCAGTTCAGATCATCCCAGTTGATATCAACAAAGACTGGTTTCAGACCAGCCTGAACTACAGGAGCAATGGTAGTTGCAAATCCACAGGAACAGACGATGATCTCATCACCATCTTCCCACCCGAAGTATTTCTTCAGTGCAGCAATCATCACCAGGTTGGCTGATGAACCAGAGTTCACCATAACCGAATGATCAAACTCAAATCTATTAGAGAACTCTTTCTCAAACTTATTCACCTTCTCACCAGAAGACAACCACTTACCTTTCATTACTGCGTAGATAAGTTCCTGTGCCTCCATATCATTCCAGTATGGACCAGAGTAATAGACATTGTTACCTGGCTTCCAATCCTTGTTAGCCATGAATGGAAACACATTATCATCCATCTCCTTTGCGGATTGAATGAAGTTTTCAATCAATTGATACATGTTACTCTCTATCTTTAAAGATTATAATATGGAGTCTTGATCCTGTAAAGATCATACTCTCTTTGACAATCAGGACCACTGAAGAGTTTGCCTTCTCTATCGATATAATCCCAATCTTTGACGATCATATCGTCACCTCTCCACCAACCGTTGGAAGTTTTATGGTCAAACCAGTACTTGGGTGCAATGACCTTTGGTGTAACATTAGATGTCCATACTGGCCAGAAGGAGAATGTTGATGCTGACATGATGACGTTCCTAGCATTATGTAGAATAGAATAATCAACACCAATATTACCTCCTTTATATTTGAAGAACCCTGTTCCTTGTTCGATGTCTTCTTGTTCCTTGAGTGTAGTTGCACCTACAACCTTGGCCCATGGAATAAACTTGTTTGCATTCTCTGGATCATCAGTCACAACTACAAACTTCATGTTTGGATTGTGTTCCAACATCCTATCACGTGCATTCTCATAGAACTTTGGTTCTAACCATGACGCAGTAATCAAATACTCACCACCACGGAAGTGAATGACACAAATATCTTCATCAGAATACTCAGTAACATTTACATTATGAGATAACCACTGACGAATATCATCTTTACGGTCATTGATATACTCTAAACACTGAAAGAGTCCATCAATCTTTGAGTTATCAGGAAGATTATTCCATAGACCAGGATCAAAAAAGATACCACTATGACCACACTGTGGAAGAGGATCATTCCTCTCACAAATGTAATGAGTGATACCATTAGGTAATGATTCTGGTGGTTGTCCCTCTCTAGGAGTATGACCACCAACTACTTCTTCACCATAATCAAAGTCTGGCATGAACTTTCTTGCCTTGAATGGAGTACTTTTCTTTACACCCCACTTATATCCATGTCTATGTGCAAGGATTCTAGATACCACCAGGTTCCAGATCTGGTTTCCCAGTCCAGAACCCCTATAAATTTCAGTTACAATCATTTGATCAAATAAGAATACTTCTCTTGGTTGTCAATTAGATACTGTGGGAATCTATCTTCATCGAAGTGAGTAATACAGTATGATGCATTGTCTTGACCTAGTGGTGATCTACCATCCTTCAGTCTCTGTTCAAGTTCCCCAATAAGTTTTTCATTATTGAGTTCAGTGTGGGCAGAAGACTTGATCTTCTTCATCACTCTCTCGTACATAGTACACTCTTCATCACTACCAACTGTACTCCAATGCCAACCACCAGGATAGATTCTTAGATTATTCTCTTGAGGAAGTTCACGTCTCATGTTAGTTAAAGAATACTTACTTAGTGTGGCAAAGTCACACAACTTAGTACCGATCCAACGTGGACCTTCTTCTTCATAAGAGAAGTCTTGTGTTTGAGAGGTAATAGTACCTGTAGTTTCAAACCAATTCAATGCAGCTTGGTAGTTATCTTGTGCAAAGTTATATACCGTACCGGGTTCATAGAAGTCTTTAATCTGTTCAATGACTTCAGGGTTAGGTACTTCATCCAGATCAGACCAGATGATTACATCCTCATCAGAACAATGTTCTTTGAGAACATCGATGATACTATCCTTATAGAAAGTATCTCTCATAAAGGATTCTTTCTTTACATTATACTTTACACCTTGTGCCTGAAGTTGTTCGGATGTTGGTTCTTCAATCTTAGTATAGATGATCTTATCTTCAAATTTTTTGAACCGTTCATCAGTTATATCAAAGATGAACCCTTTATCTTCACCAGAGAATGTCTTACCACCTTCACTGAATACAAAGTAATCAACATAAGGTTCAAGGAGATTCATACGAATCTCAAGTAGATCTAGTTCATAACCAAAAAGAAATACATCAAATACTTTCATCAGTCTTTTCCTCAATTTGTGTACAGATCCATTCGTATGTTTTACGAATACCCTCTTCAAGACTTTGAGAGTAATCCCATCCAAGTTTCTCACGAATGAGATCATTGTTAGAGTTACGACCACGAACACCTGTAGGTGCATCAAGTTTGTATAGTTTACGTACTACCTTACCAGAAACCTTAGCAGCAGTCTCTACAAGTTGATTGATAGTGACCATCTCTTCAGAACCAATGTTAACTGGTCCGATGAAGTCACTGTCCATCAATCGTCGAGTTGCTTCAATGCATTCGTCAATGTACAAGAAGGAACGAGTTTGTAAGCCATCTCCCCACACCTCGATACCTCCACCGACGTTCGGGAGGTAAGCAACTTTACGGCTGATTGCAGCTGGTGCCTTCTCTCTTCCACCGTCCCAGGTTCCTTCTGGTCCGAAAATGTTGTGATAACGTGCAACCCTAACGGGAATACCATGATTGCGATTATAAGCAAAGTATAAGCGCTCAGAAAAGAGTTTCTCCCATCCGTACTCGGAGTCTGGGGCTGCTGGGTATGCGGATTCTTCACGACAGTCAGGGTTATCAGGATCAAGTTGATTATGTTCTGGGTACATACATGCAGACCCAGAGTAGAAGATCTTTGTCTTGTTTACATCTTTGTCCAAGTTAAGAAGATGTTGCTCTTCAAGGACATTCAGATTGATAGACACAGAGTTATGCATGATGTCTGCATCGTTCTCACCAGTAAATACAAATCCTGCACCACCCATGTCAGCAGCAAACTGATAAATCTCATCGAAGGGTGACAGAAACTTGTCAACAATCTGTGCATAGAACCCACCATTGATACCAGTGGTACGAATACAACGACGAACAAAACTCCTATCTCTCAAGTCACCTTGAATGAATTCGTTTGCTTCAGTGTCAGAATACTCAGGTCTCTTTAGGTCAACACCACGAACCCAGTAACCTTCTGATCGTAGTCTTTTTACCATGTGACTACCAATAAACCCACCCGCACCTAGTACCAATGCGGTTTTCTTAAATTCAGACATACATTTAATTTGTTACTTACTATTTATTTTACCAAAATTAAGTTTTACAGTCAATACGCTTTACACATCATTTCGACTCCAGTATCAATTGTGAGGTTTGGAACATGACCATAGGATAAAAGTTTATCCACATTCATTGTGAAGTTTTTAATCTGTAGATACTTCTGATCCTCAGGTATCTCTGTACTAATCAACTCACTGTTACTCCCAATATAGTCTTTTGCATACTCGATAACTTCTCTGAACGAACGAGATACACCAGTACCAATGTTATAGATTTGATTGGTATCAGACTCATCTATCAGAAGTTTCATTGACCTACAGACATCCTCTACCCACATATAATCTTTGACATAATCACCTCCATCATACAATACGATGTAATCATCATTCTTCAAACGACGGATCATATAACCTAGAACATTCTTACCTTGTGATACTGTTGGGTCAATACCAAAGACATTGCCAAGTCTAAAGATACGATACTTGATACCAAAGGTCTCACAATAAGAGATCAAAAGTTGTTCTGCACATCTTTTAGTAATAGAATAGAACCCAGTTGGATTACAACAGTCAGTCTCTTTTGCATCTAGAATATCATTACCATAAACAAACCCCGAACTTACAAAGTTGATTACAGTATCAGTTCTCTTACAATGTGATAAGAATTCAGTAAAGATTTTTAGATTGACATCGATATCAACCTGTAGATCTTTAAAGATATTCTGATTAGTTGTTGTACTAATAAAATACAGAACATTCTTAGTGTCAAAATGTCGTTGACCACGAGGAATGATTACATTACCGGGATACATTCGTTCATATGTTGAACCAATATATCCAGTACCTCCGAATAAAGAAAGGTCAGTCATACTTTTCACACTCACTCATAGTCTTTCCAATTGTATCTTTGTCCGAGAGGATAGGGGTATCAATTCTGTTCATAATAATATTTGATAGTTTTTAAGAGACCTTCATTAATATCTACACTAGTAGTCCAAGGTGTTTCAGTTGTGATCTTATCATTAGATGTTGAATATCTTTGATCATGTCCTGGTCTATCTTTGATAAAGTTAATTTCCAATTCTTTATTCATCAGTCCAGCAATACGATGAACAAGTTCAATGTTCTTTAGTTCACACTCACCACCGATGTTATAACTCTGACCTATTCTACCCCTATTAGACAGTTCTACAAGGGCCTTACAATGATCCTCAACATAGATCCAGTCACGAATTTGTAATCCACTACCATACACATCAACTGGTTTGCCATTCATGAGACTTAAGATAGTTTTGGGTACCATCTTCTCAGGATGTTGTCTTGGTCCGTAGTTATTAGAACAGTTTGTAATAATAGTTGGTAATCCGTATGTGATGTTGTATGCATTTACAAAATGATCACTTGCTGCTTTAGATGCAGAGTATGGATTCCTTGGTCGGTATCTAGATATCTCATTGAAGGAACCATATGCGATAGAACCAAACACCTCATCAGTAGAGATGTGCATAAATCTACTTACTTCATGTTCTAATGCACACTGAAGAAGATTGACAGTACCTATAATGTTAGATTGAATGAAAGGTTTACAATCTTTGATTGAATTATCTACATGACTCTCTGCTGCAAGGTGAAAGATTTTTGTAATACTCTCGGAATCAAATACATGTCGTACCGATTGTTCGTCAGCAATATCTACTCGATAAAACTTTACATAATCTGGAAGATTAGTTTCATCTGCGGCATAAGAAAGATTGTCAACACATATAACTTCCTCACCAAACTGTTCAAGATAGTGGAGAAGATTACTTCCAATGAATCCTCCACCACCCGTAACTAAAATACTCATGATTTTTCATACTTGTTAAGAAGTTCTGGTGAGTATTGATCTAATACTTCTCCTGGAACTAGTTCTGTTCTTTTTGCATTCTCCAATGTATAAACTCTATTCCTGAGTTCAGTGGAAGAATACTTATGTCGTCTTAAATGATAGTGTAGTTCAATATTATTATCGATACAGTATTGTTTTCCTGTGAAGTCTCTATCTTTATACTCTTCACTTAGGAATCTAATATCAATTGTTTGAGTTTTGATCAGATTGATAAGATCATCCTCGGTTTCATATACCAAAATCTCATCAACATACTTACAACCTTGGAGTTGTACATACCTCTCGTACACACTCTGTGTAGGTTTGTTCTTGATACCTGGTCTGTCAATAGTAGGATCAACTTGAAGAGCAACCACAAGATAATCACATAGTTCTTTTTCCATCTTCAACATTGTCACATGTCCCGCATGAAACAAGTCAAAGGAACTACAGTTAAAACCAATCTTCATATGAATAATTACAATATCCCTCTATGTATTGTATTAAAAAAGGAGGCCTTTGTCAAGACCTCCTAGTATAGGGTTCATGCCGCGCCACTTGCTCTTTAGAGAAGCAAGAAACTCATATCAGAGTTTACCTTTAGACAGTTTTTCGATATTAAGACTAGGTGTCTGTTTTAGAATACTAATCAACAAATCCACTTTGGCTTCTAGATCACCACTAACTGGAGCAGGAGCAGGAACGGCAGGGGCAGAACTCTTTTTTTGAACTTCTTCCCCAACCTTTTTGACACCAGCTTCAAGGGCTTTAAGTCTGGTTTCTACTTCTTGGTCATACTGAGACATGTATGCTCCAGTATCTGATGTTTTTCTACTAGACATAATCGAAAACTAAATCTGTTTTATTTATTTATTTTTGGAAACTCTATCTCTTACGTAAGAAGGAACACCCTCTGGGTCAAGCCACTTAGGATATTCTTGATCTTCAATGGCAAGAAGAAGTTGTTCTCCGTTATCAAACAGATAGATGTCAGAGTACTTTTTAGTATACTCATTTGCTTTCTGTAAACGAAAATCGGGTTTACCATTCAGTTGAATGTATCCCTTTTGAACAAAACGATAAGGAAACCGTTCATGAATAATCGTAGTCTTAGTTGACTCAACAGACTTGGGATCTAAATCATTCATACTTCCACACTTTCAAGATCTTCTGCAATACAATCGATGAGAATATCATAATCGTCGAGAGGATCACCAGAAAAAGTTACACCATCATTCTCATAAAATTTACGAACCTTCTTGTAAAGTTTTGGATTCTTTACGTCAAGGAAGAATTCCCCATTGGCTGCAGACCTGAGGGTTGTGATGTCTTTTTTGAACTTAGAAGTAATAGTCATTGTCTTTCGTATTGACCTTAGTAGTATAAGGGTTTTGACTGTAAGAGTCAAGAGGACAGTCTGCGAACTGACCTCGATGCTTCTTGTGAGGATCGAACTCACCTTCGACGTGTTATGAGCACGTTGCATTCACCAGATTGCTAAAGAAGCGAATGGGACTGCTGAGAATTGAACCCAGTTTGCGCCCTTATAAGGAGCGAGCATTAACCAATATGCGACAGTCCCTCAGGGTCCTTCGTTGTTATTCTCTGTGTATATTCGCATAGTCTCATCATCAGCAGGCATCATCACGGCAGCCTGTCCGTTGTCATTGACTATACCAAAAGTCTCCCCGTTCTCAACTCTTTCCATCAACTCATCCCAACGATCTTGATACTCTTTTACAGTAAAGACTTCCATCATCTCATTTGTAGTTGATTTATTTATTTTACTGTTACCTGACTTCAAAGTCAAGTCTCTTTACCTTACGTCTACGTCTTTGTTCTTGGTACATCAAGTCTGCTGCAGTCAGAACATCGTGACTCTCATCGAGTTTAGTGTTCGATATAATCAACACCTTAGACAAATCAATAGCAGAAATCTTATCATCAGTGAGTGTGGTGTTATTAGGACAACCACAGACCTGAGTCTTGGGAGAACTCGTAAGTTCTGTATTACAATTTTTGCATCTGATAACTAACATGATTCATTAGATTGATACGACATGCTCGAAGAGGGGATCGAACCCCCGACAAATAGAATGTAAATCTACTACTCTACCTCTGAGTTATTCGAGCGAAGCTCCCCAACTTGGGCTTGAACCAAGGACATCAAAATTAACAGTTTTGCGCTCTTCCAACTGAGCTATTGGGGATTAAAAATAACCGCTACTCGTCAGCAGCGGTGGCACCAAGAGGGATCCCACCTCCTCCTCACATGGGTTGTTGCTCCGATTCTTTTTTCTCTCGGAAATGTGAGTACGGGTGTCGCCATCCCGTTAAGCCTCCGACCCGACTTGAACGGGTGACCTGCTGTTTACAAAACAGCTGCTCTATCCAACTGAGCTACAAAGGCATACGTCTCAGGCTGGATTCGAACCAGCGACCAACGCTTTAGAAGAGCGATGCTCTATTCCACTGAGCTACTGAGACAAGTGGTAGTTCCTATCGCCTCTAACCCTGAACTACCAAGGGGGTCACAGCAGTGGTCTCTCAACCACCTTTATAGTATAGGGTAAACCCTGACTGGTGTCAAGGGCCTTAGTACAATGGAACGAAAATTACCTGAGTGTATCTCATTTCGTTCTTGAACTGATTTGTTGGGGTGTGTTGTCCGTGAGGAAACTGAGAGTCAAAAAGAACTGCACGATTCTTTTTACCCTGTACAGTATATATCTGTTTAACTTTATCCTTTCTCTCACGAATTGTTAGAACAAAGTCATCGGGTACATCGTAAAAATTCATTCCTTCACCTTCTTCATAGTGTTCATTTAAGAAGACTACTATCGCAATCATACCAGTTGATGTAGGACCATAATCATGTCTATCACGATGAGGTCCATACCAATGAGTTTCAAATACCGAATCAAATTCATCAGTAAATGTAAAACAATTAACAATAAATTCTTTACTAGATCTTATTCGATCTACAGGAAAGTCAATAATGTTTGATACCAAATTTGGTAAAGTATGATCAAATGCATATGGAATAAGTGATCCTTCCATATTTGATCGATACACCTTTCTCCCATCAAAAAATGTTTCGTTATTACCTTCCTGATCCCAAACTAAACTGACTGGCATCTTAGGAATTTGTGCAATAACCCCATCAATATATTCATAGAAGTTGTCAATGACTGTCACCTTGGCGGGTCCAGTATCAATTGTTTCAATTATAGGAGTTTTGTTTAATACAAAAACTTTATTATCAAATATTTCAGAAGGATCAATAATCATAAATCAACCAAGTACAAGTCTCTTACTGTAATCATATGCATACTGTTGACGATATCCTTTGATACCCCAACCCAACCATCTATATGCAGGACGCATATATTGACTTACGGTTTGACCACCACCAGCAAAACTAGGAAGTGCTTGTTGGAATTGTGGTTCATTAATCATCCAACGAACCTGACAATCCAATTCACTTGGATTACAACCATACTTACTAGCAAAGTTTCCAAGTCCCCTATAACGACCAATAGAAGTCCATTGTATCAAACCATAACCTCCACTATGACATCGTTCATAAGGAACACGAGTACCTCCTTCACAAATGTTTGAATGAAAGTTAGATTCTGATTTGATATTACCCATGATTGTTGCAAGGGCATTACGATCATCAATCGGTGTATACTCCTGAAGTTTTGCAAGAACATACTGTTCATTGGGAGTACATGTAGGACAAGTCCATTCCTTATCAACCTCCACAATTTCTATGGGTTCCTGAACCACAACTTCCTCTTCTACTACTACTGCATCACCAGTGACTTCTGCAAGGTGATCGTCAAGTGTTTTTGCAGCGACACATGCACTACCAAGTAATGTTGCCGAAACAGCAATAGCAGTAAGAAATTTTCTAGTCATTGAAATAATTGTTAAAATTCGAGTAAAGTTTATTTATTGTAATAATCCTTTCGGTA